CGGGCAGCAGTCCAGCATAGGTCAGTCCTCCAATGTTTCAAGAAACATTTATTGCTGACATTTCACGCCGCACGATACATTCAGCCTTGAAGTTTTTGATAGCGCGAGCAGTGGCGCGTATCAAATCAAACTTACCTTGGCCGGCCTCGTAGGCGCGAACAGCATCCCAGTGTTGAACGTAAAGTTCACGCAACCGTAATTTTTCAAGTGTTGTCATAGGTCATTCAACTTGCGCCACCAGAAGCGACCCGTAGCGGTCCAGATAGTTGATCTCTAGGTGATGCTTGGCAGCGTAGTCCATGACGAACTGCTCGGCCTGATGGCCTCCCAGGCGGCGGCTCTCCACCTTCACTTCCACTGGGTCACCATCTCGGTTGGTGCCGACCAGTAGATTTATCGTGACTTCGCCGGGGTTCAGCAGTTCTTCCAGGGCATCGCGGGCAATGTACTGGCCGTCTTTCTGAATCTCCCAATCCAGCGGGCCGTATTCTTCGTCGGCATCGTACAGCTTGCCATCGGAAGCCCACCCATCCACCATCGCGTAGTAGATGCAGTCAATGATGAACCCCTCCGAGTGGCAGGGGTGGTCCCGGTCGATCTCATCGGACACTTCCTGAGTGACGCGTGGCAGGATGCTGAAAGTCCACGATGACCCGTGCATGTATTCCACGGGCGCAGTGGTCATGGGATAGTGGTTCTGATTGATTCTGAGAGTTAGCATAGGTCCTCTGCTTTGATCTTGGCTTGATAAATTTGCGCCTCTGTCAGTCCTTGGCTTAGTAGGCGGGCTATCGCCATGAGGTCTACCATGTGCTGATGCTCACGCGCACGCGCGGCGCGGCGCAGGCACTCGGAGAGAATGTCAACCATAGGTCAGTCCTTAGCGGTAAAGGTTGTCACGCTCCGCGATCCACCGATCCTCGGCCCGGTCGGCGTCCTCATCGGAGTACTCATCGGGTTCAAGGTCGGGTTCTTCCTGCCGCTTGGGGCGATGGTCCCAGGCGTCCAGTTCGTCGGGGGAGGAGGTAAGCGGGCCCATAGGTCAGTCCTCCGCTTTTGCGAGGGCGCAGCGCACCCGGAAAGCGAGATCCGTGGCGGCTTCAGCACGGACAAAATACCCGGCTTCTGCGGCGTCCTCGGCCAGTGTTTCGAGTGCTTCGATGCATTCGCGGATTAGGTCGGCCATAGGTCAGTCCTCCGAGCGGGCGCGGGTATAACCGCATACGACCATGCGATGGTCTTCCGAGCGGAAAACACTCCGCTCCGGAATCTTCCGGACTTCCGCCAAGCAATCCGGCAGGGTACGCCGGCAGTGCGGTTCGATTGGCCGGCAGTAGGGTCGGCCATTCCATACAGGTGCGGTGAAATACATTAGGTTTCTCCGTGGGTCAACATGCCCCCATAGGCCCCAGCAGAGCCTATAGGTGCCGGTCAGTCCTTCGCACGTTCAGCCTGTACCCATTCGGGCATCTCGTCGTCTTCGTCGTATGCCTCAGTTGCCCAGACTCGCAGGCAACCAGGGCAAACCGTGGCGCGGAATTCCGCACGGTTGAGAGGGGCATAGGCCGCGTGAGCGTTAGGTTCTCCATCATCACGAGAAGTCAGGCATAGGCGGCGGCCTGCGTGATATCCGGTTTCTGTCAGGTGCATCATGGGGTCAGTCCTCAGAATAGGCGGGTTCGATGGCGCGGCCCGAGTGGGCGCAGATGATCGGGTCACCTTCCCAGTGGATGAAGATGGCGGCGGGCGTCCAATCCCTTGAAGTGCCGTGTTTGAGGGAGTCCAGAATCTGCCGGTAATTTTCACGGGCGGCTTGAGCATCGATGCACTCACCATCGGCCATGAGGAGGGCGCAGGGATAGCCACCGGGCCAAGCGTAACCACCGGAGCGGATAAAGGACTTGAGGTCGGATGTTTTCACGGGTTCTCCAAAGCGCCGGAAGGCGCAGCAGTTCAAATGACCCCCAGCAGCACTAACAGCAGTGCCGCCAGGGAAACGAGAATCAGGGCTTTGTCCACGGGTTCCATGGGTCAACCCTCAAGCATTGCAACAGCCACAGCACGGTGCATCTTCGCACCGGCCTGCGCGGTTCCGGTAGTACTCGCGCCCGCCGGAATTCCAGACATGCGATACGCCGCGCGCGATCGATTGACGGAGATAGCGTCCCGCATGCGCTGCAGCAGCGGGGTCGGACTCCGCTAGTTCGGGGTCAATCGAACGGGACAGGGACAAATCAGGGTCCACAGCCGGGATCAGGTCGGACAGGTAAGCCCTGCCCTTCCCGAGAAAAACGATCAGATCACCCGGGCGGATAGGCGCACCAGTACGGGCGCACTTTCCCGGATAGCGTGCTGTCATGGTTTTCATGGTTTGCCTCATGCTGCAAGTTGGATATCAATCTTCCGATAGTGGGAGCCATGAGCGGGAAAGCCCACGATAGTTTCCCGTTGCCGCTGGCATAGCTGGCATGTGGCGCAGCTAACATCTTCACGCTGTGTCGCTGGGCAGACCACAACCCGGCGGCCCTTGGGGGTCATGGCGTTCTGTGTCTGCGTGGAAGGCAAAACGCATACCACCGGGCCACAGCCGGTATCGGCCAGCGTATCGGCATCCTCCAGGGAGTTGGCCGACAGGTTTACGGTGAAGCCCCATTCGTTTGCATGCTTGATCCATGCAAGGGATGCGCTGTCGCGATAGTGTGAATAGGTGAAGCCCCGCTTTCCAGCATTGGCCGCCACCAGTTGACCCAGCGCGACAGGGTCGACCGTGTGACCATTCCCCGGCAGGTCCCCGGCCTGATTGTGTCGCCACAGTTGACCATCGGGCAGGGCAGAGATAGTGCCAACGAACGACAGCCAATCAGAGCCCCTTGATCCATTGGAAACAGCATTCCAATGCAAGGCAAGGGGACCGGCTGACGCATAGCACGCCGCCCGCACGGCACAGTTGACCGGGCAGGTATCGCGCGACGATGTGGACACGGGAATGGGACCAGTCTTCACATTCTTAGAAACTGGTGTCAGGTGGAAGTGCATGGTGGTTCTCCGTTCAGTTATTCCAGAGCAGTGCGACGATACCCAGCAGTGCCAGGGCGGTGGTGATGGCGTATAGGGTTTCCATGTTCAGCACTCCTGAGCCAGCAGAGCGTTAACTTTCACCTGCATGCACTCCAGGTATGAACCTGAAAAGATGATGCGGTATCCGTTGCGAAGGGCTGAGCCCTTGCAGACGATCAGGTTTCCGTGTGAGTCCTGTTGCGTGGTATACATGGTATGGGGTTCTCCTGTGTGTGTGCTATCAGTCAGCACAGGATGGACTCTATCAGCCAGCATGAAGGGTGCAACACAATCTTTTCAATGGCGGATGGCGGGCCGATAGACCGAGCCTATGCCCCTTCCGCGCCGGGTCTGGAGTGTGCCGCGCCGGGGCTGTTGTTCTCAGGGAGCGAAGCGACTAGCAGTTCTCCAGTTGTTCCCCTATACTGTATAGAACCCCAGTACACATCTCACGTATGAAGCTATCAAGGAAAGCACTAGAGGAGGCAGCTAACACGCTACCCCTGAGTCATATCCTCGGAAAGAGCGTCTCCGATGGCCTAACCCCAAAGATGCGTAAGTTCGCCATGGAGGTAGCCAAGGGAGCCACTAAAGCAGACGCTTACCGGGCCAGCTATGACGTCACCAGCCCCCATACCATCACGCGAGCCCCATACATGCTGATGCGCGACGAAAGAATACAAAAAGAAATAGACGCTTACGCCCTGGCAATAGAGGCTGCGAAACACCGTTCCCCTGCTGCTTTGCGCTCCCTGGTGATCCAAAGCCTCACCCAAGTATTGATTGACCCTGACACAAAACCAGCCGTGAGAATTAACGCGGCCAAGGTATTGGGCACTGTCACCGAGGTAGCAGCTTTCACCGAACGCAAAGAGGTGCGCACCATATCCAGCAGTGAAGACGCACGCGCTAAGGTTATGTCAGAACTCCGCGCCCTGGTATCAGGCGGCGCTGAGGATGCGACGGTAATCGAGGCGGACTCACTGCTGCAAGAGTTGACGGGAGCGCCTACCGTTAATATTAACGCTGACCTGGAGGGGCAGGAGGAAAGCGGAGAGGGCGGAGCGCAGACCCCACCGTACCCGGACCCCCCGACTGTGTGAGGCGGAGTCCCGCGCACTTATACATACTATTCCACACCAAGTGTCTAGTGTCCGGGTCCATTCCACACGAACCGCCCCATGTCCGCGTCTATTCCACACCAATGCCCCGTCCCTAGACGCATCGCGCCGTTAATATTAACGCTCACAAAAAAATTTGCTCAGTCCTAAGACAATCCCTCGATCTGGCAAGACCCCCCGGCATGCTTTCTGTGCAAAAAGTGGGGGGGTATACCAAAAATTTTGGTAGCGTAAATATTAACGGATGACATAAAGTGCTTTAACAAACGTGGCTAAGTCGTTGATTTCAAAGAGAAAAGTGCTTCAGAGCCCTTTGAGGAGAGTGTACGGCTCGTTTGAAGAAGTGATGGAGATGGTGATGACTGAGGCGCAGAACGAGGTTTTTTTGGCGATAGATGAGTGGTGGAAGAAGTTTCACTTTGGGCCTAGCTATAGGGACATCATCTTGTTGAGGGGTAAGGGTGGGCTGGGGAGTACGAAGAAGATCGTGGATAGGCTTGTGAAGATTGGTGCGGTGAAAAGGGTTGAGGGGATGGGGAGATCTGTGCGGCCCACTTACATTTCATTCCGGGACATCGAATGAGCTACTACAAGCGACCGTGCTTTGCGAGGATCTACTTCTGGCTATTTGTAGTGGCTATCTCTGTTGGCTTGCTGGCGGGGTTGTATGAAGCTAGATGATCTAGTGGCTGGTTTGAGTCCAGCGGATCAGGAGAAGTTGCTGCAGCAGGTGCAGGACTACAAGGATGCTTTGGAGCGGGAGAAGTGTGAGAAGAGCTTCATGGCCTATGTGAAGAAGATGTGGCCGGGGTTTATTCATGGCCGGCATCATGCTTTGATGGCTAAGAAGTTTGAGGAGATCGCGGAAGGGAAGTTGAAGAGGCTGATCATCAACATGCCGCCTAGACATACAAAGTCGGAGTTTGCTTCGTATCTTTTGCCGAGTTGGTTCCTTGGCCGGTTTCCTGGGAAGAAGGTAATTCAGAGTTCAAACACGGCGGACTTGGCTGTGAACTTTGGCCGGAAGGTACGGAACTTAGTTCAGAGTGAGGAGTACGCCAGGATCTTCCCAGATGTGGCTTTGAGGCAGGACTCTAAGAGTGCGGGACGGTGGGCCACTAATAAGAATGGCGAGTACTTCGCTATTGGTGTAGGTGGAACGATGACGGGTAAGGGCGCTGATCTGATGATCATCGACGACCCGCACTCCGAACAAGAAGCTGCGCTGGCCGCTGGGAACCCTGAAGTGTTTAACAGTGTGTATGAGTGGTACACCTCTGGCCCTAGACAGCGTCTCCAGCCGAATGGGGCCATAGTTATTGTGATGTGCATGACGGGAGACACCCGCGTGCTGATGGCGTCAGGCAAGCAAAAGTTGTTGCGTGACATCCGACCGGGCGATCATGTTGCTACCTTTGACAAAGGGCGACTGATAACCAGCAAGATCAACAACTGGCGATCAAATGGTGTTGATCAGGTCTACAAAGTACAAACACAATCTGGCATAATCCTTCGTGCCAACAAGAGACACCCGTTTCTTGTTCTTAATGAAGGCGTGTGCGAATGGACCAGATTGAAGCAACTTCAAGTGGGGGACGAACTTGTAGCACTGAAGGATGCACTAGACCGCCAAGAGCCAAAAACAAACCTGGGCTTTGCGGGGCGTGTATGGCAAAAGCTAGCTACCATCGCAAAAACCCAGATGCGCCGTATCGGCCTTTGGGGCATCACGGCAAGTGGAAACTTGTTGGATGTTCTGCAGAAGGGTGCGACAGCACAGTCCGAACACAAGGGTTGTGCCAAACACACTACAACAAAACGCGATGGGCTGATGGATACAGAGGGAACAATTACACACCTGAGTACCGTCGCGCCAAGCGCATCAAAAGTAGGTACGGCATCACTGCTGACCAATATGCACAGATGGTTGCAGAACGCAGCAACCGATGTGATGTTTGCGGTAAAGAGCCATCAGTCACAAACACTCGCGCACACTGGAGTGGCAAGTTGTGTATTGACCACTGCCACGATACAGGGAAAGTGCGAGGGCTCTTGTGCAACGATTGCAACCTTGCAGTCGGATACGGAAAGACGCCAAGCGTTCTTGAACGAGCTGCAGCGTATCTCAGACTTCACAACGGATCGGATAGTTAGCATCACTCCGTGTGGTTTTGAAGAAGTTTTTGACGTTGAAGTAGACCGCACAGAAAACTTCATCGCTAACGGTGTTGTAAGCCACAACACCAGATGGTCGAAGGCCGACCTAACAGGTAAGGTGCTGAAGAGTTCTGGAGAGTTAGGAAAAGATGAAGAGTGGGAAGTCATTGAGCTTCCTGCGATCATGCCTTCTGGGAAGCCTCTCTGGCCTGAGTTCTGGTCGCTGGGTGAGTTGACGGCGTTGAGAGATGAACTTCCGCCAAGTAAGTGGAACGCCCAGTACCAGCAAAATCCTACGGCTGAAGAAGGCGCTATTGTTAAAAGAGAGTGGTGGAAGATCTGGGAAAAAGAGAAAGCTCCAAGTTGTGAGTTCTTGATCCAGTCTTGGGACACAGCTTTTACTAAGGGGGAGAGGAATGACTACTCTGCGTGTACTACGTGGGGGGTTTTTCACCTGAACGAAGATGAGAATGACGTAAACATCATCTTGTTGGATGCGTTTCAGAAGCGGATGGAGTTCCCTGAGCTTAAGGAAAAAGCTCACTCACACTACATAGACTGGGAGCCGGATGCTTTTATCGTAGAAGCCAAAGCGGCGGGGGCCCCGTTGATCTTTGAGCTTCGAAAAATGGGCATCCCGGTGTCTGAGTACACCCCAAGTCGAGGCAACGACAAGTTTGTCCGTATAAATTCGGTATCTGATCTGTTCCAGTCGGGTAAAGTGTGGGCTCCAGACACTCGATGGGCCAGAGAGTTGATCGAAAATATGGCTGCTTTCCCGAACGCGGATCACGACGATTTAAGCGACAGCGCTGTCCAGGCCCTAATCCGCTTCCGCCAAGGTGGTTTCCTGCGTCTACAGACAGACGAACAGGACGAAATGCGGTCTTTTAAGCGCAAAGTCGCTTTCTATTAAGGATTTGACATGGCAACAAACATTGACTCGGCCTTGATTCCTATGGACATGGGCCTCATGACCGCAGAACCGGCTCTTGAAATTGAAATTGAAGACCCAGAAGGGTTAAAAATTGGCATCGATGGGGTAGAAATTGACCTCATGCCTGAAACAGAGACGGCAGAAGAGTTCGACGCAAATCTTGCGGAGTACATGGATGAGTCTGAGCTTCAGTCTCTGGCCTCGGAGCTTGTAGACCTTGTAGACGCAGACATTAATAGTCGCAAAGACTGGTCAGAAATGTTTGTCAAGGGTTTGGAAGTCCTTG